CGGCATCCAGAAGAACGGCATGATACTATACTTGTCATCTTCATCCTCAGGCGGGAATACAAGTACAAATGCTGTAATATCAGTGCTGCTTGAAAGGTCAAGACCTCCGTAGCAAACCCGTCCTTCAAGTGCATCCGGATCAACATTAAATGCGCATTTATCCCACTTATCCATTGGCATCCAACGCACAGATTGTTTTACCCATTGATTCAAACGAAGTTGTCTGAAACTGTTCTCTTCGGCTGGATTCTGCTTTGCACTCTCACAAGCTGCTCTTACTTTGTCAATACCTACCGTGATACCGAGGGATGGATTTGCCTTTTTCCATACATTTGGGTCAGTCCAATCCTCCTCGGGGTCAGCACCGTAAATAACAGGGTAGAAGGTAGGGTCGTGCTTTCTTCCTTTTATAATATCTAAGGCTTTTTGATGTACCTCCCAGCAGATGCTGTTCTGGTTATCACCTGCAGTAGTAATAAGGAAATAAAGTGGCTGCGTTCTTGCATCACCACTACCCTTGGTCATAACATCATAAAGCTTTCTGTTAGGCTGAGTGTGGAGCTCATCAAACACCACACCATGAGTATTAAACCCATGTTTATTGCTAACATCAGCCGATAGCACTTGATAGACACTACCCGTCGGCTTATAAATCAACCGCTTCATGGAGTCTAAAATCTTAACTCTTTTATTAAGGGCTGGACACATCCGAACCATATCAGCCGCCACATTAAAAACAATTGATGCCTGATTTCGGTCAGCAGCGCAACCATAAACTTCAGCCCGTTCTTCGTTGTCACCGCAGGTGAGAAGTAGGGCAATAGCTGCCGCAAGCTCAGATTTACCTTGTTTCTTTGGAATCTCTACGTAAGCAGTATTAAATTGCCTATATCCATTCGGTTTTAAAATACCGAATAAGTCTCGGACAATTTGCTCCTGCCAGTCAATAAGGTCAAAGGGCTTCCCGGCCCAGGTTCCTTTGGTATGACTGAGCGCTTGTATGAAGGCCACAGCATAGTCGGCGGCAGCCTCGCTGTAAACCGAATCCCCGGATTTGAACTTTGTCGGGGTGTATTTCTTTAGTTTCCGTATTGCCGCCGCCTCCTTTCTGATGGCATCAAAAAAGACCTGACATAAGCCAAGCCTTCTCAAATCTATTTGTACGAGAAACAGTGCCGTTTTCGGCGCTGCTCTCAGTCGTTTTCTTTCTTAATTTACTGCTCTTTATTATTCTCCGGTCAAGATGAAATGAAAGTAAGCAGCCTTGTTTTCAGTAAGGTAGTTGACCAACTCTATAAATCCTTTTCGAAGAGCAATCTCACGTACCTTCGCTACATCGAACATATTCGTTTCACCAGTGTTCCTTATGGCCAGTATCTGTGCCTTCACCTTATCATTCATCTTCTAAATCCTCCCCAGTAGAGTTCTTGACTGCCTGCTTCAGAATTCCAATGTCAAATCCTGAGACATTGTAACCTTCTAGTATCACGCTGTAGTAATAACAGCTAGGGCTTGCAAGTGGTTTACCCTCGTTTAAGATATAAACCATAGTCTCAATGTTTTTCCTGCCAAACTTCACCTTGGCGGTTTCCTTACGGTAGAGGAAAGGCCATCCCTCGTAGCGGTCGAGTGCCGCCTCGTCGGCGGGTGTTATCTCCCAAAGGAGTACTGGAACGCTTGCCCCTTTTAAAGGCTCCACAGTCGCTACAGCACCCCCGTTACCGCCTCTGAAAAGGAGCTGGTAATCTTTTAGTGTTGATGCCCCTAATAGCTTTGCGGTAGGGCAGCGGTTTGCCATCTGTGATAAGTTTAGGTTCGAGCCATATGCTAAATAAATCTTTCTTTCCATCATCAGTATCCTCCTTCTATTTGAAGGGCCCCCTCTCAGGCTGCCCGAAATCGCCACGCTGCGCTTCCATTTAGGTGTGCAGTCAAGTGCTCTCTACAGTTTGCAAACTCGTCACCGATGAAACCGATGCGGTTTAGGTATGTTCTCATTGCAAACTTTTCGTTCTCAGTTTGTGGTTTCTTTGCTGAAGCGAATTTTTGAGTTAATGCTTGGTTGTTTAAAGCAAGGGCAAGAACAATGTAGCTCCTTACTTTTCCTGCGTGAAGCTCGCTGTTAAAGCCTCTAAGCTCGACAGTGTGATTCCCTTGGAAAAAGCTGTGTAGGTTCAAAAAGTGATATCGGCTTGAGTGGTAATGCTGTCTTGTTGCTTCGCTGTAACCTTCGTACCAAAGTCTCTCAATCTGGGCCATTGTCTTAGGTTTTTGTCGATTTAGCTTCCCGACCAAAATGCTGTCCATCTTTTTGCAGTATCTCATTCGCTCTGGCGCAATCTGCAAGGCTTTGTAGAAAAGGTCGTTCTTGCTGGCAATTATGTTCATAAAGTTTCTTATGCTTCTAGGTGTGTGGCTTGCCCCGTCAAGGTGTATGTGAATTCCGCAGCTGCCGTTTGTGAATGCTCCGGCTGCCCTAAATTTCCTGACCAGTTCCTGCAAGGTTTCAATGTCTTCTCTGTAGGTGAGGATCGGGCTGACCAGTTCTACGCTGTGCTTGGCGCTGGCAGAAACTCTCTGACCGTTTTCTCTTTTTTGGCAATTGATGCTTCCGTCGTACATGACCTTCCAAGTCCGTCCGTCGTCGGCCTTAATCTTGTAAGTGTCGTAGTAGTCTCCGACGCTCTCCGTTGCCGCATTTAAGAAGCCTGCTATTACCTTGGCGGCCTTGTCTCTGGTGATTCCGGTCATTTCAATCTCAATTCCAAATCTTGCTGTTAGCATGTTGTTTCCCTCCGTTTGGTGTGTTTTTTTATCATATACATATATCACTCTAAACGGAGTTAATAGCAAGATAATTATGAGCTGTAAAGTACACAAATAAAAGGTTTGAGCATTGTGTACTTTACAGTTTCTTTATAATGTCCACTCCATAGACAACACCGAGGGTAGAGCCATTGTCCCAGTTTACAAAAACGGTGCCAGTATCGTCCACAAAGTTCACTGTGCCTTGGTCGCCTTGTTTAAGTTTTGTATATGGGTCATCCATGCTAATAAGCTCCACACGATTGCCACTGACGTATTGTTTTCGGATACGTTCAACTGTTTCTCTTGACGGAAAGTTATTCATCGTGCTCACCACCCTCTTTATTCGGAGTGCCATCCCTAAAGGCCGAATTTCCAGAAAGATTTTTCATGAGCAGCTTTCTTGCAGCCTTGTAGTCATCACCTACGAAGCCTAGCCTTATAAGGAAAACCCGGAAAGTATACTTTTCGTTTTCTACAGGTCTCTCTTTTGCAGTTACACGCTTCTGCTTCTTTGCCAATGCACAAAGCCCAGAAATAAAGGCCGTGTACGCTTCAGTTTCGCCACTGACGCCTTTTAATTTGAACCATGGAAACTTAATCTTAGTCGCCGTTCTTTCAATTGGGAGGGCTTCAGCGCCGACAGCCTTCTTGATTAGAGTAGCTTTGCTTGCCACTATTTTTTCAAGGTTGGAAAAAGTCTCTGTTGTGAAATCCTCGGCAGGCATTTCGATTACTAAGTTGTCAGGATCTGAAAACTCAAGCGACAGGAGAGAGTTGTATTCTTCAAAGATAGCCTTAAAATTGTGTAAATCCATAAGATTTTCGACTAGCCCAAAGTTGTCTTCACCTATTAGCACCCCAGTCTTGTCGATGTGATATCTGCCTACCTCATACCCGAATGTGGGAGCGCCCTTGTAGTTCATTGGCTCACCAGTTATTTCACTGATAGCTTGAACTAGTTTCTTGCGTTCTGGTCCTGTTACATTGTAGTTTATTCTCATAATCACTACCACCTTTCTTTTTGGTAGTTACATATATCACTCTAAAGCTGTGAAATAGCAAGTCTTTTAGACATTATTTTTTTGCCAATTCACTATATTTGTACTTCGTACCATCTCTTAATAGAAACACACTATCTGAATCTCCGACTTGCTCAACATACCGCTTCACGATAACATCACAATACTTTTCATCAAGCTCAATGGTATAGCATATACGCTCCGTCTGCTCACAGGCCACGAGTGTGCTTCCAGAACCGCCGAAGGGATCAAGCACAATGCTATTAACCATA